ACAACGAATTGAAAGACTGTGGCGTCTTTGGCAACTCGTTGCAGGGCATCTATTTCAACAATGGCCGCAACCTGAACATCAGCAATTGCGACATCGAGAGCAACGGCACCAGCGGCAATGCGACCACGATGGGTGTCTATGTCGCCAATGTGAACTCCGAGAACTCGGGTGCCGCGCCAGCCATCGGCATTTCGATGCTCGGGTGCTGGCTGGAAAAGAACGCTGGTGATGCTGCAATTCAAACAAATTCCGGCATTAACACAGTACGCTCATCATATTTTGTTGGCAACGCTAACGCCACTAATGACATACACATTGTTGGTGGAAACTATCACCTGAGCGAAGTGGCGTTTGGCACCAACAAGTCCGCCAATGTTTTGGAAAGTGCCGGTTCATCAAGTGGCAACTCGATCATCAATTGCTTCGATGCGTTGGTAGGTCAATTCACTATTACCGCTGCCAAAACATTTGTTCAAGGCTTGTGGAATTCTGGTTCTGGCGTTTTGGCAGACACGTTGCAGATGCGCTCAGGTTCTGTTCCGGTCGTCATGTCTGTCGCCAACCCGATGATCCAAACGGGCACAGCGGTGACAAGTACGGGCGGCTCCGTTGCGGTGACGTTCCCAACAGCTTACGCTGCTGCTCCGCTTGTATACGCCACGATGGCTGATGGTTCTCCATTAAAAGTAAGTTGCCCACAAATTAGCGCAATTACTACTGCCGGATTTACGCTGTTGGTGACGTATTTGCAATCAGGGTCTAGCACCGTCAACGGATATGTAGGCGTAAATGTTAATTGGGTTGCTATTGGAGCCACATCATGACCCTTGACAATCTTAATCAAAAACAATTTTTGCTTGAGTTTCTTAGTAAAGCGCAGTTTCCAGATGCCATGCATTACATGGTTTACGAAACTAAACAAGCTGTTGCCAATGCAAAAGTAAGTTTGCCAGACGCACAAGCAAAATCTTTTGTCTATTCAACTAATGCAAATTAAGGAAAACGTACTGGCCCGTTGACCAGGGAATCTTAGGATTCAATCAATGAGTGAAGAAGTTGAAGTAGTAGCGGAAGTACCCGCGCCGGAACAGGTGGCTACGGCAGCGCCTGAGCCAGAAGACCAAACGCCGGAAGTAGCTGATGAAGCGCCTTCAGAGAAACTGTTCACGCAGGAAGAACTGAACGCTGAATTCGGCAAGCGTCTCGCAAGAGAACGCCGCAAGATGGAACGAGAGTTTGCTGCAAAGCAGGCTGACCGCCCGCCCGTAATTGAGAACCCAGATACGCCAGAGGCTTACGCCGAGGTGTTGGCCTATCAAAAGGCTGAAGAAATTCTCCGCGAACGAGAGGTTAAGCGACAGCAATCAGAAACTCTTGAGAGCTACCGCGACAGGGAAGAAGAAGCACGGGACAAGTACGAGGACTTCGAGCAAGTTGCGTACAACCCCAACCTTCGGATTACTGAAGTGATGGCTCAGTCGATCCAAGCATCTGAAATCGGCCCTGATGTGGCTTATTTCTTGGGGGCGAACCCCAAAGAGGCAGATCGTATTTCCAAATTGCAGCCTATCTTGCAGGCCAAAGAAATCGGGAAACTTGAAGCCAAATTGGCTGATAATCCCGTTGTCAAGAAAACGACCAGCGCACCAACCCCGATTGCGCCGGTTACCGCACGTTCTTCTGGTGCGCCTAGTTACGACACTACCGATCCTCGATCAGTCAAGACCATGAGCGCAAGCGAATGGATCATTGCTGACAGGGCTAGGCAGATGAAAAAACTTGAGCGCAACCGTTACTAACTTCATAAGGAAATTATTGTGGCAAATTCGATTCTTACCATCGACATGATCACGCGCAAGGCGCTTGAGATTCTCGAAAACAATCTGGTAATCACCCGCAACTGCAACCGCCAGTACGACGACAGTTTTGCTGTTGAAGGCGCGAAAATCGGCTCAACCCTGCGTATCCGCCTGCCAGACCGCGCTTTGGTGACGGACGGTGCCGCTCTGCAAGTGCAGGACGACAACGAGCAGTACACCACCCTGTCTGTTGCTTCGCAAAAGCATATCGGCGTCAACTTCACTTCTGCTGAACTGACCATGCAGTTGGACGACTTTGCAGACCGCGTGCTGAAGCCTCGTATCAGCCAGTTGGCATCTTCGATTGACGCTGATGTGGCTAACGCCTACAAGACCATTGGTAACAGCGTTGGCACCCCGGGCACGACCCCAGGCACTTCGCTGGTTCTGCTGCAAGCGCAACAGAAGCTCAACGAGAACGCAGCAGTCATGTCGCCACGTTACGCCACCGTCAACCCCGCTGCCAACGCTGCTCTGGTTGAAGGTATGAAAGGTCTCTTTAACCCAACCGACACCATTTCAAAGCAGTTTAAGAACGGCATGATGGGCACCGGCGTGCTTGGCTACGAAGAAATCAATATGTCTCAGTCGATCAAGCAGTTCACGACTGGCTCACGCACCAACGGCACTACTTCGGCTGCTGTTACTGCTGAAGGCGCTACGACCATTTCTTTGACGGGTCTGGGCAATGCTGGCACTATTAAGGCTGGCGATGTGTTTACGGTGGCTGACTGCTACGCTGTCAATCCGCAAACCCGTGAGTCTACTGGTTCGCTGTTTCAATTTGTGGTGTTGACTGACGTTACCGCTACCAGCGGCGGCGCTGCTGATGTGACCGTGGCAGCAATCTATTCTTCTGCTAGTGCGCTGGCTACCGTTAATACGCTGCCAGCTACCAGCAAAACTGTGACCTTCTTTGGTTCTGCTTCTTTGCAATATGCTCAGAATCTGGTCTATCACAAAGACGCCATCACGTTTGCTACTGCTGACCTCTTGCTGCCGCAAGGTGTTGACATGGCCGCACGCGCTGTTCACAACGGTATCAGTCTGCGCGTTGTTCGTCAGTACGACATCAACAACGACCGTATGCCTTGCCGTATTGACGTTTTGTACGGCTTCAGCACTATTCGTCCACAGATGGCCTGCCGCGTTTGGGGCTAAATTTTTAATTAGGAGCAAATATCATGGCATTTCCAAATGGTTCTGGCGGCTATCAAATCGGTGATGGCAACCTCAATGAACTTATCCTTGGCTATCAAGCCGCACCTTTGTCGGTTACCGCTACAGCCACGCTGACGGCTGCACAAGTTACTGCTGGCATTTTGCTGGTGGGTTCTGGCGCAACTGCGGCTCAGACCTACACGTTGCCATCGGCTACGCTGATTGACGCTGTGGTTACGTCTGCAAAAGTTGGCAGCACGTTTGATCTGTATGTTGTCAACCTTGGCACTTCGTCGGGCACCGGCGCATTGGCAATGGGTACTAGCACAGGCTTTACTGACGGCGGCAACGCTACGGTGGCTTTGGCTATCACCTCTAGTGCGGCGTTCCGGTTCCGCAAGACTGGTGACGGCGCGTACACGGTCTACAAGATCGCCTAACCTAAAAGGGGCTTCGGCCCCTTCCTTTTTAAAGGATTAGAACATGGGTAATACCAAGTCAATCGGCGTCGCGTTTAGCGATCCCGACCTAGTGGCTGGAACGACGATCACGGGCGCTGTTATTGACTCTACGTCAAAGATTGCGTCCAATATTGCCAGCGGTTATTCGGAGATGATGCAAGGCGCGACTATCGCCACCACTAGCAACAGCGATGTGTACGTCATTGCTGATGCGGCTGGTGTGCTTACCAGCGCTCGTTTTTCGGGTACTGATGCGTTGGCTACTAGCGACACCAACTACATCACGTTTTCGATTACTAACCTAGGTACTAGCGGTTCTGGTTCAACCGTTATGTTGGCGGCTACCGATGCCAATACAACCAAGGCTACTGGTGGAACCGCGCTGACAGCTAACGCCTCTCGTTCGTTGACGCTTAACGGCACCGCAGCCAATTTGGTTGTGGCTGCTGGTGATCGTCTGCGTATCCGCGCAGCCGCAACTGGTACGCTTGCCAATACGGTGACGTTCCCGGTTTACAACCTAATTTTTAGCGTTGCATAACCCAAGGGGCTTCGGCCCCTTCCTTCTTTAAGGAATCAAAATGGGCAACACCAAATCAATTGGCGTCGCGTTTAGTGATCAAGACATTAGCGGTTCTGATGTTATTGAATCGGCGGGTGTTCTTGGTTACACCGCTGCCGCACAGGGTACGGTCACGCAAGCAACCAGCAAGGCTACCGCCGTCACGCTAAACAAGTCGGCTGGCCGCATCACGATGAACGGCGCTGCCTTGGCGGGCAACACCGCCGTGTCGTTTACGCTGAACAACTCGTACATTAGCTCGAACGACATCATTATCCTAAACATTTCTGGTGGGGCAGTAGCTGACGCTACGGCGTACACCATTTACGTTAGTAACATGACTACTGGTTCGGCAACAATTACGTTGCGTAATCTAACTGGCACTTCGCAATCGGAAGCGGTAGTTGTAAACTTTGCGTTGATTCATTGCGCGTAAGAACAGGGGGTAATCATGACAACTGCTGGAGATCAGATCAACGCCGCTTTGCGGCTTTTAGGTGTTCTGGCAGAAGGCGAGACTACCTCTCCCGATGCGTCGCAGGACGCGCTTTCGGCGCTAAATCAGATGATCGACTCTTGGAACACCGAGCGTCTGATGATCTACAACACCATTGACCAAATGTTCACTTGGCCTGCTGGTCAAATTCAGCGGCATCTTGGGCCTACCGGCGAGTTTGTTGGTGTGCGGCCCGTGTTGCTGGACGATTCGACATACTACCGTGACCCTGGAACCAACGTGTCGTTTGGCATCAAGTTTATCAACCAGCAGCAGTATGACGGCATTGCTGTCAAAACGGTGACCAGCACCTATCCACAAGTCATGTGGATCAATATGGAGTTCCCCAACATTCAGATGACGGTTTACCCTAGACCAACTCGGGATTTGGAATGGCACTTTATTTCGGTAGAAGAACTAGTGCAACCAGCAACGTTGGCGACACAAATTTATATGCCTCCGGGGTACTTGCGGGCGTTTAAGTACAACTTGGCCTGCGAGATCGCACCCGAATTTGGCGTCGAGCCGTCGCCTACGGTGTCTCGCATCGCCATGACCAGCAAGCGCAACCTCAAGCGTATCAACAACCCTGACGACATCATGTCGATGCCTTACTCGCTGGTTGCGACTCGCCAGAGGTTCAACGTATATGCGGGTAACTACTGATGCACACGCCTATTCTGGGCTCCAGCTATGTGACTCGCAGCGTCAACGCCGCTGACAATCGGTGCGTGAATCTTTTTGCTGAAGTTGTCCCAGAAGGCGGCAAAGAGCCTGCGTTTCTTAACCGAGCGCCCGGGTTGGCGTTTCTCCAGACTGTTGGAACCGGCCCAATCCGAGGCTTGTGGGCGCACCAAACCAATGGTTCAGACTTCTACGCTGTCTCGGGCACAGAGGTTTATAAATTGACCTCCACCACCGGCACGCCGATCAAGTTGGGCAACGTGTCCGGTACTGGCCCCGTGTCGATTGCAGACAACGGCACGCAGATTTTCTTTGCTTGCAACGGCCCGAGCTACATTTATAACGAAGTTACCAACGTATTCCAACAGATCACCGACATAGATTTCCCCGGCGCGAAGACGGTCAGCTATCTGGACGGCTACTTTGTCTTCAACGAGCCAAGCGGTCAGCGGATTTGGGTCACCTCACTTCTTGAAGGCACTCAGATTAACCCGCTGGATTTCGCCAGCGCGGAAGGGTCGCCTGATGGTTTGGTAGCCGTTAATGTCAACAACCGCGAAGCGTGGCTGTTCGGCACCGACTCGGTTGAGGTCTGGTACGACGCGGGGCTGGCCGACTTCCCGCTAACCCGCATCCAAGGCGCGTTTTCTGAGGTTGGTTGCGTTGCTCCGTATTCTGTTGCCAAGTTGGACAACTCTTTGTGGTGGCTTGGCACCGACGCTCGCGGCCAAGGCATTGTCTACCGCACCGCTGGCTACAACGCGCAGCGTGTTAGCACGCACGCGATTGAGTACGCCATCGCGCAGTACGCCGACATCAGCACGGCGGTAGCCTACACCTACCAGCAGGAAGGCCACGCTTTCTATGTGCTGAGTTTTGCGGAAGCAACATGGGTGTTTGATGTGGCGACAAGCGCATGGCACGAACGTGCCGGGTTTGAGGCTGGTGAGTTCACCCGGCATCGTGCCAACACCCAATGCAACTTTGGCGGCACAACGGTTGTTGGCGACTACGAGAACGGCAACATCTACGCGCTAGACCTTGACACCTACGCTGACAACGGACAAATTCAAAAGTGGTTGCGGTCTTGGCGGGCAATTCCTACTGGACAGAATGACCTCAAGCGCACCGCGCACCATGCGTTGCAATTGGATTGCGAGACGGGCGTTGGGCTGAATTATCTTGACCCTATCGGGCCGGTTGAGGTTGTAAATTATGATCTTCTGCTGCTAGAAGACGGCGGCGAACTGTTGACTGAAGACGGTTTTGGCATCTTGCTCAACGAGACTGTGTGGAGCATGATGAAGCCACGGGTCATGCTGCGGTGGTCAGACGACGGCGGGCACACCTGGAGCAACGAACATTGGTCTGACATGGGCGAGATCGGTCAGTTCAGCCGCCGTGTGTTTTGGCGGCGTTTGGGCATGACGCTCAAGCTGCGTGATCGGGTGTATGAAGTCTCCGGCACTGATCCGGTAAAGGTGGCTATCATGGGCGCAGAACTTCAGGTCAGCGGCACCAATGCCTAGCAACATCACTCAGATTCCTGCACCGCGAGTGCCGGTAATCGACGCGAAGACGGGGCTGATGTCTCGGGAGTGGTATCGGTTTTTCATTAACTTGTTCAACTTGACCGGCGACGGGTCAAACACCACTTCGCTGACGGACTTGCAAGTTGGGCCACCGTCTTTGGACGGTCTTGCTGCCAACATTACTTTTGCTGATTTAGCCCCGCCCGTACCAACGCCGACCAGCGTTGACGACCTTGCGCCCCGTGCTGAACTGGGCACGCTGGCAGCGAAGAACAGCGCCAGCCTAACGGCTGACGTCAGCGGCATCTTGCCAACGGCTAACGGCGGCACGGGGCAGTCTACGCCAACCGGCATCCAATTTACTAATTTGACCACCGCGCAGAAAAACGCTATCAGCAGCCCTGCTACCGGCCTAGTGATTTTCGACACTACACTAGCCAAACTCTGTGTCTATTCTGGTTCTGCGTGGCAGACCGTTACCTCCGTTTGAGGCTTTTATGACCGCAGCACTTACACCAGTTCCCAAGATTCAATTCTTCGCCGACGACGGCACGCCGCTGGTTGGCGGCAAGCTGTACAGCTACGCTGCTGGATCAACTACCCCGCTGGCGACGTACACCAGTTACTCCGGTACGGTAGCTAACACCAACCCGGTCATTCTTGACAGCCGTGGCGAGGCTAACGTGTGGTTGGGTGCGGCCATATACAAGTTGGCGCTGTACGACTCTGTTAATGCGCTGATTTGGACGGTAGACAACATTCTTGGAAATAGCAACGTCGCTGATTTTCTTGCGTCAGCGGTGGCCGATCAATTTAGCGGGACAGGTTCCCAGACCGTATTTACTTTGACGGGTAGCCCCGGCTCACAGGCGGCGTTAAAAGTCAGCGTGGACGGGTTGACGCTTGTGCCTAACGTGGACTACACCTGGTCTGGCGGAACAACGCTCACCTTTATTGCGGCCCCGATATTAGGGGCGCAAATTTTGGTTCAGTACGCTATAGCGGTGCAGCAAAACAGCAATGTCTACACGACCTTGCTTGTGTCTCAACCGGTAGCCGCCAGCAACGATGTCGGTACGCTCAGAGTTTCGCGGATTGCGGGGTACACGGGCGGCACGCCGGGGTTTGTCAATTCAGCCATCCGCGCAGATACAGCAGTTAGTGCCGGGGCTACGGCGTTTGAGTGGGCCATTACCGGCGTCATGGATAACAGCGCCCTTGCAGGCGAAAACGTCGGCGGGTACTTCCAAGGCTTACGCCGATCAACTGGCCCGACTTGGGGTGCGGTTGCTGAAATTATTGACTACAGCAGCGGCGACCCCGCAACTGGCGCTGTTGCTCTTGAGGTTGATGTTAGCGCAAACGGAACTGACGCTACTAACAACCGGTTAGGTATTGATATTGTGGTTCGTAAACAAGTCAGTAGCGGCGCAGCGTGTGTTGCGGGGTTTGGTATTCGGATGCAAAACGTCTCAGACGCTACTTCCGGTTTTACCGTAGGCATTGATTTGTCTCAATGCACCTATTTCCAAGCGGCGATTAAATTGGCGCAAACGCAACCGATTGCCTTTAATCAGGCTGCGTCAAGGCAACTTAGCCACAACGGGTCGGAATTTTTGTTCCGCAACCCTGCGGGGCCGGTGAACTACTGGAAGTTGAAAGACGATTTCACCTTGTTGGCAAACGATGTGCAATTGATAGGTACGCGCAAAACAGGCTGGGGTGTAGCTACCAACGGCAGCAAGGCGGCGTTTAATGGCAGCACCGCAACGCTGGCGCAGACATCAGCGGCAGTCGCGCAGCTCATCGCTGACCTTACCGCCCACGGATTGATTGGAGCTTAATCATGAGCAATGCATTTAATAACGTCGTTAAACTGGCGGATGAGGTTAGTGTCAAGGACTTTGGGGCAAAGGGAGATGGCACTACGGATGACACCGCCGCTTTGCGGGCGGCTATTGCTGCAATTAATACTTCATTTTTGTCTGGTACACACTTAGTGTTGCGCGTTCCTGCTGGCAGTTACGTCATCAAGAACACGGGCGGCGCAATGACGCCGTTTGCCCCCGGTGTGCCGGGCGCTATCGTTGGCGATGGGCCTCATAAAACGTACTTTAAGTTAGACACCACTTTTGTGGGCGACTTGTTTAGTTGGTCAGAAGCATGGCAGGGCAATGCTTACGTTTCTGGAATACTACCTTCTGCTGACAAATGCGGCGCAATGGCGACTGGTTTTACTGTCTTTGGTTCAACTAGCGCCGCTTCTCAACAAAACATATTTAGGTTTTACGATAGAAACGACTACGTTTTTATGTCTGACATAGATGCCCATTTCATTAACGGGCAATTCTTTTCATGTGGCAGAGTGTTGAATCAGCCTCAAGCCTACATACGAGAAAGTCAATTTAGAAACTTGCGGGCGTTTTATTGCGGCACATCTACCCAGCCTGCGGTTGAAATTAGTTCAACCACCGCGTCAGGATCAGACGCGACAAACGAAGTTGCGTTTTTTGGTTTGAATGTATTTAATTCTGCTGGGCGAGGGGTAGTTATTAGCAATCCAAATAATTTTAGCAGCACTCGGCTGATAAAGTTTTTTCAACTTCGATCAGAAAACAATACTGGAGATGCGGTTTCTATTGGTTTATCGTCAGACGTAGGCAGCGTGTCGGCAATTTCTGTTTACGGACTTGAAGTTCCAAACATCAAAACGGGCACCTATGGGTTAAATATCAATAATTCTGGATCTAATCTGCCGTATGCAATTTCAGTAACCGATGCGTTGATTGGGTCTGGTTCTGATGCTGGTGGCGGCATAGCAATTAACGCCGCCAATGGTGTGGCTATATCTGTTGCAAATATTGCGGTCGCTGGCATACCAGTTACCCTTGGCCCCAACGCCAACGCTTTTACTATTTCACAGCAAGGCAAACCATTTTCATCGGTTGTGTCAAGTACGGCGGCAATCCCCATGGGATTTCAAACTCCAATTTATTTGACCGGCCTTTCTGGGAGTTCTACTAAAGTAGGATTTGTGGCAATGCAAGTAACGGGTGGTGGTACAGCCGCGTTACGATTGTCAATGGATGGTGGAGCAGCAAGTGCGTATAACACGTTTAATATTGCATCTGGGTCGGCATACAACATATCAATACAACTTATTGCAAATGACACTACAACAAGTGGTAAGTCATATTCGTATACTCTTCCGGTATGTTATTTTGCCAAACCATTTGCAAACGCCTCAACTACAGTGTCTGCTGGAACGCCTGCAACCGTTAGTGTGGGGGCTGTGTCCGGGGCTGCTGTTTCACTTACCGCAGACACCACCAATGGCGGTATAAACCTGTCTTTTACGCCCCCAACCTCTAATACAGATACTTGGAGCGTTTCGGCGCTGGTAACCTATTCCAAGCAATAAAAGAATTTACTATGACCCTCGACAACCCCGCTCAAAAGCAGTTTTTGCTTGAACTTATGGCGCAAGTGCAGTTCCCCGGCACGTTGTTGGACATGGCTTACGAAATCAAGCAAGCCATTACCAACGCCAAAGTAGTCAGCCCGCTGGATCAGCGGCTGGCTGCGGCTGAAGTTCTGGCTCGGGCGAGCGACTGATGTTTGAGCATCTCCTCATCAGCCTCTGCCTCCAAGCAGTCATCGGCTTTGTTACAGGCAACTGGTGGGCTGGCGCTGCGGTCTGCGCTGCGCTGTGGATCGGGCGCGAGCAGGCCCAAGCTGAGTACCGCTGGATCGCTCAATTTGGTGACGGCAAGCGCGAGAACTTGCGCTGGTGGAACGCGCTAGACCCGAAAGTCTGGAACACGCATAATTTCTTCTGGAACCTCGCGCTGCCGATTGTGGTGGTGACGATCATTGGAGTGCTGGCATGACAGTTACCGTTAAAGTCCTGATCCCGGCCAAGACCGCCGAGGCCACGCAGACGACGCAGTACACCGCGACGAACGTGACGACGATCATCGACAAGCTGACTGCCACGAACTACAGCGCCACCGCCGCAACGATCAGCGTGAACTTGGTGACGGCATCAGGGTCAGCGGGCAACGACAATCTGATCACCAAACTCAAGACGTTGCAACCGTCTGAGGTCTATACGTTCCCCGAGATCGTCGGCCAGGTGCTGTCGCCGTCGGCGTTCATTTCGACCATTGCTGGCACGGCCAGCGCGATCAACATCAGGGCGTCGGGGCGTGAAGTTACATGAGAATAGCCGTTGAAAAATTGACGCCTGCGTTGTTTGCTGAAGTTCTTCCCCTTGGGCAAGAGGCTTGGGATGAATGCAGCGAGATCAAGAAAGACACTTGCTCGTTTCACGGCGAACGAGGTTTTAAGATTGAGCCTTATGAAGCTCGATACTTAGACCTTGCGGAAAATGATCTGCTGCTTGCGTTTGTACTGCGCGACGACGAAAATGTGCTGCAAGGATATGCCTTTGCAATTTTCTATCAAAGTCTGCACCACGCTCCTGTAAGCTGCGCCAATGTGGACACCTTCTATCTGCGCCCTGCTGTTCGCACCAGAATGCGCGGCTTTATTGCGCTGATGGAAGAACACTTTGAGGCGCGTGGGGTTGTGGTGGTTGGATGGCCTGTGTCGCCTAGCGGTGGATTGTTTGGTGTACTTAAAGCTCTTGGGTACGCGCCCGATGACGTAATTATGGAGAAACGTATATGTGCATTGCAGCAGCCATAGCAGGCAGCGCCGTTGTAGGCGCGGTAGCGTCAAACGCAGCCGCTAAAAAGCAATCAAAGGCCGCAGGCAAAGCGGCTGATGTATCGCAAGCTCAGTACGAGCAGACCCGTCAAGACCAGTTGCCGTTTTTGGAGGCTGGTTACGGGGCGACTAATCGTCTGAATGAGTTGCTAGGAATAACTGACAAATCGTTTGCCAACTTCAACGCAGGCGCGTACCTGAACGCCAACCCAGACGCGAAGGCGTATGTGGAGGCCAAATCAAGGCTACCCGGCGCAAACGCAGAACAACTTGCGTATGAGCATTTTGTGGCTGACGGCTCGCGCCGCACAGGCGACTTTTTTAGAAATACATCGTCGCCTGACTACGGAAGGTATGCCCGTGACTTCTCGATGCAAGATTTCCAAGCCGATCCAGGCTATGCGTTTCGCATGAAAGAAGGTCTAACCGCGCTAGACCGCCAAGCAGCCGCGCGGGGTGGGCTGATCTCTGGCGGGGCGTTGAAAGCCGCGCAACGGTACGGGCAGGACTTGGGTTCTCAGGAATACCAGAACGCCTTCAACCGCTACCAAGTCAACCGCTCCAACCAACTGACCCCATTGCAGTCTATGGCAGGCATGGGGCAAACTTCTGCTGCACAATTAGGCAACGCAGGACAGACATACGCTGGTCAAGCAGGCAACGCTTACGGCGCGGCGGGTCAAGCACAAGCCTCTGGCTACATGGGCATGGCAAACGCAGCATCAGGCGGTCTGGGGCAATACTTGAACTACCAAAGTAACAACAATCTGTTGTCTGCAATAAATAGGAATCAAGCGCCTAATGGCGGCGGCGGAGTTGGTTCTTACGTTGCGCCTAACTATGGGTTAGGCACCGGTGTTCGTTTTGGCACAGGAAACTAACATGGCACTCGTTGACCCAAACATCGCTATGAGCTACCGAGGCATCGAGCTGCCCAACCAGTTGGCGCAGTACGGCCAAGTGCAGCAGATTCAAGCCGCGCAGAACCAGAACAGGATGGCTGACTTGCAGATGCAAGAGTACGAGAGGACGCGGGCGGAAGAAGAAGGTGTGCGGAACTTCCTCTCCGGCGCAGACTTGGCTAACCCAGAAACTCGTGCTGGGCTGATGAAATTTGGCAAAACTGGTTTGGGGTACAGCAAAGCGTTGACTGAACAAGAAACGGCTGGGCTTACGCAAAAGGAAACAAAATTTAAAATTGCAAAAGCCAGACAAGATTTTATGTCCCAAACTTTGCGGGACATCAGCAGAAATCCATCTGACGCCAACATCACGGCGTACATGGAAGATTTGGGGTCTAACTCGCTGTTTTCCGCTGAAGAAAAAGCAGGCATAAGTTCAACCGCGAATCGAATTTTGGCTATGCCAATTGATCAGCGCGGCGCGTTTCTAGCATCTCAAGGCGCTAACCCCGGCGAGTTAAAGCCTAGCACCAT